TCAAGATCTGATTAAGGCATTGTGCCTAAAGATAATGACTGAACATGGTATTGATAAGGTTAAGACATTGGAATCACAAACTCTGATATGTCATGGTCCAAGTTCATGTAATATTGATGAGTCAAAGTTGCCGCAAGAATTTATAGAGATGGTGCCAAAGATCGATAAGTCTAGGGTCAAGAAATTGTTAGAGTCTGGCCAGGTTATTGCCGGTGCCAGCATTGTCGCTGGTACACCATATATCAAGATCAGTTAGCTCGTTTCATACCTTTATTAGTTTGTTCCAGTCTAGTGTTTCCATTTATATATTTGTTATGAGAATATTGATGATTATCACGTCGGTTATAATTATTATATCGTCGGTCCTTATTGCCTCAGTATGGACAGACATTACGAATCCAGATTGTGCGTTGGTACTTTCAAATGTCTGGGAATCTAGCGTGTATGTTGTGGGCAAGGAAATTAAGACAAACAATGCCCTGGATCTAAGTACAATTATGACTAGAGAAGATATTAATAGAAATATTTGGTTTATTTATACCAACATATTAAATGGAAAGTTAACATATAATACTAATGGTTGCGTTCCGGTGCGGTCATTTTAAGGATATATGAAATTCATTTACGTTGGAAATGGCATTAATGTCTACGCTGGTATGCCAACCAGCTCCCTTAGTAAATGTTGCAGTGATGTTAAGAGATTGTCTAGCATATTGTCCAAATTTGGTTATATTTGTTATACTTATTTTGACAATCAATGCACAAAATCTGAAATAATGGCACATTGGAAAAGTGCTGTGGCATCAGTTCGGCCTGATGAAACGGCATGGTTGGTCATTCATCAATCCAGTCATGGTACTCAGGTTCCAGATCTAGATGGTGATGAACCTGATAAGGCTGATGAGGCGTTTGTGTGTCATGATACGGTGTGGAATGGTGTGTTAAATCGATGGGACAATGTTATTACTGATGATGAGATTAAACTGTTTTTAAATTCGTTATCAAACAATATTACAGTATGTATGGTCGCTGATACGTGTCACAGTGGTACCATAACGCGAGATTTAGTTAATCCAGTGGTTAGTATTCAGAAAAACCGTAAATTTATATATCCACGCAATTTTGTAACGTTACCAATAAAATCTAGAGGTGATGATTCTAGTGGGTTTATTGAGGTTCCAGATACACGACACATATTGTTAGCCGGTGCATCATCTAGTACATATTCATATGAAGATAGTAGTGGCGGTGTCTTGACCACGTCCGTGAGCAAATTATTGGAATCATCTGAACCATATTTACCTACCCGCCGCGAACTTATTGATTATGTTATTAAATACGCTAAGTCTAAAGGCTTCAATCAGCTACCTCATTATGAGTGCAGGAAAGATTATATGGATTTGTGCGCTTTTGATGCTAATGTTGGTAAGGTTAAACCTGTGGCAGTATCGCGATCGATTTGGAGTTGGTTTGGTAGATTGTTTTCGTTTTTTTAACAGTATCTGGGAGAGGTTATGTCAAAGGAAGAACAGCCCAAAAACGGTAATGGTAATGGTAGTAATGGAGTTTTTGTTAAATTTGTTTTAAGCGCAGCATTGCTATTAATAGTTGGCGGAATTGGTTCTGGACTAATAGCATGGAATAATTTATCCAATGCTGTTGTGCGTTTAGAGGAGAAGAAATCAGATAATAGTGAACAATCACGGTTACATAGTGATATTGAAGCTAGGACAAGAATAATTGAAAGCAGCATTATTAGAATTGATCGGTCTTTGATTAGTATAGATGAGACACTGCGGCGTATGCATAATTATGGTCCAACAACGCGTAATGATGATCCTACTCCATTTACGTTTTCACAAGCCAAGACAGCTGGTACTATAACATCAAACTCAAACTAATATGACCTTTACTTTAATCTGTCAATGGATTTGGCGAGCATTGCAATGGGCATGGTGTAACCGTGTTAGCATTGCTAATCGTTTAACGTCATTGTTTTGGGTGGTATATTCTGTAGTCTTACCATACTTTGGCAACGCTGATACATTACCCGAACCATGGAATAAAATTGTCCCTGCCACGGCTGCAGTATTGACGTTTTATGGGTTTGGCAATAGTACTATGGTACATGCGGCCAAGTCTGGAATGTCGCGAATGTTTAAACGTACGTCATGAAATATAATCAATATGCAGGATTAAAACCAGGCTGGGTCGGAGTGGATTTTGATGGGACTCTGATTAATAATGGTAAGCCAGTACAGGCAATGGTGGATAAGGTTAATATTGCATTACAACGTGGAGAAGATGTTAGGATATTTACGGCTAGGGTTGATGGTATGTCACGGGATGAAGAACGAGAAATTAAGTGGTTTTGTCTCAAGCATTTTAAACAGACATTGCCTATTACTAATGAGAAAACTAGAGACATGAAGAAAATCTGGGATAACATTGCTGAACCGATCGATGTTTAAGGAATGATAATTATGCGAAATTAGATAAGGCCGGTTTTTAATCCTAAAATAAATATGAAAAGACAACAATATATATTGGTATTATTTGTGGCATTATGCGGATGCGCTCATATTGATACTGATGCTGTTCAAATCTGTTCAGATTCATTAAACGTAGCATGTATTGGCAATGAACGTTTGATGTCATATAGTGAATCAATAATTAACGATGGAACTATATATAAGCATGTCAATGGTACCAAGTTTTCAGATTTGGTCTTAATTATGGGAGAAACCACGGCACGTGACATTGATCGCGAACATGCCTTGGCAAGGGCGTTAAATAATGACGTAATGGAGTTTAACAATCTCTTGTTAAAAATGGCAAGTGATGATCCGATTGATAAATCATACGCGTATCATACAACGTCTATGGACGCGCACAATAAGGTATTGTCCAGATCATTTTTGTTTTTTGCTAATGAATATGTAATGTATCGCAACTTTGAAGCGTATCAGGATGCAATGATAAATGTTAATAGCAATATTGTTCAATATTCAGATTTAATGTTGGCACAAACAATAATGATGCGTTCCGATATGTGGAGACAATATACATATATTTGTGATACCATTGGCACACTATGGGGCAAGTCAAATAAGATTGTGGCAACACGATACATGTTGGCAATTAATAAGAAGGTTCGTGCTGGTGATGTGTTAGCGGCGCAGTTAGCAGAATTTTATCAGGAATTGCCGTTGGCATATGCTGAACTTGTTGATGCAAAACGTGTTCCGATAATGTGGTGGAAGCGTAATAATTATGAGCACATATTTAAGTTGCAGAAGATAGCTAAGAATATTAAATTCACGGTCACAGGGAGATAATGTGGAATATCAAGTAAAAGTATTGACAGATCTAAGTTTGCTTTATTCAAAGGCATACGAAGCCAAGTTGATTGCGCAAGAGAATGGGTTAACTGATAAGGTGGCAGAACTTAGTGGAAAGATGGCAGAGTTATCAACTGTAACTGAGAATATCAGGTCGGCATTGTCAAAGGAATGGCAAGAAGATGCCATGAAACTTCACAGCCAGTTTACGAACATCATTAGTAGTATTACAGAGTCATTAAACGACATGGCTGAGCACATGGACGTTGCAAATAATGTGGCAAGTGTACTTGACTTTATTGAGGAAGTCATTATACTTGCAGCCAAAATTGCACCATAATTTTTATGACAATAATTGTTCCAATGCTAAAGTTAAGTATTGTTAATAAGACCAATAAGGTTGTTGTAGTAGTACCAAAAATAACCTTATCAATTATGAAACGGTCATAGTGAAAACGCAATACAACATAGGTGAGTCTGTACCATTGTTCTTATATACAAGGAAGAATGGTGTGTTTTTTGATGTGTTTTCAATCACTCAAGTTGAAATTAAAGATAAGGATGATAATGTATTAACAACGATTACTAGTCCATTTGATGTTATTCATCAATCGACTGGAGTATATAAGGTAAATTATCAGACTCTAAGTTCATTTACACCTGGCAAATATACTGCAACATGGAGCTTCAAATGGACTGGGTATGATTCTATTGATTCAACCTATGAATATGAGTTTGAACTTCACAATGATGCATTTTCTACCGATTATGGTGCGACATATGTATTAAAGTTTATTTATCGTTTATTGAATGATACTTATGTTAAGGGATCTAAGACATTTGTTAGAATCAATGTCGAAGAACTATATGGCAGAGTTTGGAGTGTACAGGGAGCAGCAATCAAGGTAATACGCAAGATTAATAATTACCATATTGATACTGTCATGGATTGGACAGAGTGTGACTGGATGAATCAGGAAATGGTGGCATTGTTTGATTGTGCCAATGCGGCTGCGGATGATAATTACTATGTCCAACTTAAACTTAGCCTTACCAATGGTGAAATTCAAATGTCGCCGCTGTTCAATATTAAGGTTTATGACTATTCACAAATAGTCTAACCTTAATCGATTTTGTAGCATATCTTGTAATCCTAAAATAACGAAGGGTTTGAGATATAGTCTTTAATTTATAACAGTGAGGTAATTTTGTCCGAGCAATTACTAAATATAGCGGTTTATGAAACTAATATGGGTGACGATGTCATAAACCAATTTGTGAAGGATGGAAAAATTGTGGATCAGGAGGGATTGGAAAAATGTGAAATTGATGCATTTATAAAGTTTATGGACAGATATAAACTTCCATATGGAAATGATAAAAAGAATGTATTGTTTATTGCTGGTGATATTACTGGATGTGGTTATGTTAGGTGTTTTGTACCGTCACAGATGATGCAGAAATATAGTAAAAAGTATAACGCAATCACATCTGTGACAGTCCCAATAGAATTAATAAAATGGGCAGACATTATTGTATGGCAGCGTCAGCATCAAAAGAAATTGATTAAGTTTTTGGAATCTGCTAAATATGCAGGAAAACTGCAGATATTTGAAATCGATGATAATCTGCATAAGATTCCGATGCTGAATGTGGCTTCAAGGATATATAATCCCAATACTGAGCCATATAAATACATGCTTGGTTGGATGAAGCATTGTGATCACTTAATGGTCAGCACTGAAAGGTTGAAGGAATTTTACGGTGGTATTTTACAAGTTCCATGTACTGTGATTCCAAATCATGTTAAGGTCGTGGAAACACCAAAGGAACATTTTGTTGGTGATAGGGTCAGGATTCTATGGGCTGGTACGTCAACGCATGCTGAGGACTTAACGTTGTTGATCGAGCCATTTAAGAAGTTGAAGGATAAGTATGGTGATAAGATCAAAATCTGTACCATGGGATGGGATGGAAAGGTCATGATGGAAGCCGACATGGAAAAGGTCCCAGAAGAGACCAAGAAGAATTTAAAGGATGGTGAAAAGGTGATGCAGGTTATAGATTTAAATCTTAAGACGGACAAATTTATTCCTGGCGTCCCTGTTGATCAATATTTGGATAAGTTGTGTGGAATGAATTTCGATATTGGGTTGTGTCCATTGATTGACAATGAATTCAACCGTAGCAAGAGCAACATTAAATGGCTTGAATATTCCATGGCCGGTATGGCTACGATTGCATCTGATATAAACCCGTATCAATGCATCAATAATAACGTCGACGGCATAATTGTACAGGATAAGTCAAAATGGTTTGAGACTATTGATACTTTAATTCAGGATCGAAATACTATTCGTAGGCTGGCTAAGGCTGCTCGTGATCGTGTAATTTCAGAATTTAATTCAGATAATGTGTGGATGAAATATGAAGCATTGTTTGATAGATTGTTGGCTGAAAAATCAAAGGCATAATGGGTGCATCACAGACAATAATAAGTGGAAGATCTCGGAGAGGGTGTATCGTTGGTATTCACCGATCACCTAAATGTCGTAAGGCGATCTTATTTAAGTCAAAGTTGGAATTATATGTCTGTAAGTATCTAGACAGTGAACCCAAGGTAGAATGTTATGTATATGAGCCGCACAATTTACGCATACCGTATGTCAAATTTTATGGTAGATTGACTAAGAGGGCATTTTATTATCCCGATTTTTTGATCAAATATAGTGATGGTCATCAAGAAATATGGGAAGTCAAACCCGCAAGTCAATGTAATGATAAGATTAATCGATGTAAATGGGCTTATGCCATAGCATTTTGTAACAGGTGTAATATAGCGTTTCGTGTAATAACAGAGTCGGTAATTCGAAGCTTAATCCAATAATAAATTTTATAATATGATCACATTTAAAATGTTACGTAAGGATACATTGATACTGCGCTTAATTGAGGACGAATTGAGCAAGGACCGTACTGTTAAGGTCAATGATGTCTGGACTGAAAAGAATTCCTTTAATGAGGAATCCGACCATAGTTACTATGCCAGGGTCCTTGCTGCTAATGAGAGTAATTATCTTGGCGTGGTGCCAGGGGATGTTGTGTTTTTGTCGAAAGTGTATAGTAGGCAGGTATTTAATGATGATGATGGGCCATATCTAATAACCGGAGTCAGTAGCGTTATGGCAAAAGTAATAGATTTTGATGTAAATCAAGCTTTCAGACTGCAGATTAATAATTAATGAGGTCAACTTTGAAGTCAATCATAATTCAAATTGATGACGTACAATGGAAAGAATTAAAGGAATTATCTGGAAATTCCCTTGGGGTTTATGAATTCTTTAAAGAGAAATCGAAAGAACAGCCACGGATGTCTAGCATAGTTACGTTCATTGAAAATAATTTGGCATGTCATGATGGTATATTGTTTGATTCGTGGAACTCATATGTTGATATCACATTTACCAGCACTGACAATGTTGCTATAATGCATCTTGATTTTGATGCTGAGGATTTAAAAGTCGAGAATTTGACTGCATATAGGCGGTGGTGGAAGAATGTAGAAAATACGTATCCAGGGATTTTATTCCATATTATAAAGCATGCACAACGTGCAGATGTTGAAGGTAAGGTTAAAACACAATTACGTAGTGGGTCTGATAAGGCATTATCAGCTGTATTAGATGATAAGTTTGCAGCATTAAAGGATAAGTCACGAATCATTAAAGCAAACGATGGCAATATTCGTAAGAAAATACAGATGTTAAAGAATAAGAAGGATCTTGTTAATTCCAAAATTCCGGTAAAGTTGTTAAACTTAAAGCGCAAGCGTAACCAAAAATTTATACGTGATATCCATGGGCAATAAAAATGATATTCCGTCCACTGCTGAACAAGAATGCGTTACTAAGCTTAAGCTGCAGATCGATCATTTCGATCAGTTATATAATAATTTAGTGGATCAAATTAAAAAGTGTGCTGAAACTGATCGTGTTAAGGCTGAAAGCGTATTTGAGGAATTTTTTACTAAGGCCAAGTCAAGTGATACTGTTCCTATGGCACTGCCAGGGATCTGCAGTGCTTGTAATCAGGCTATGACAAATTTGTTGAATTCAACGCAGAGACTTAAGGAATTGTTGCAGGAAGTAGGAAAGACTAAATCAAGTCTTGAAGATGCGTTTGATTTGGCTAATGGTGGTGGCAATGTAGATCCGCAATCATTTGGTGTGTTTGATCGTCGCAAGGTACTATCATCTTAAATAACATAATGTGTCATTACGTTTAAGTCCAGAGCAAACACAATATTGGGGTGACGAACTTAAGAAGTGTCGTGACAGTTTTAAATATTTTGCGAACACATATTGCTATGTAAACCTACCTGATAAAGAGGGTAAACGCACATCCGGAGTAGTTAAAATTACCCTCTTTGATTATCAAGAACAAGCGGCACAGGAACTTGATGATCATCAACTAGTTATATTTAAAAAGCCAAGACAGATGGGTATTAGTGTATTAATCGCATTATATCTATTATGGGTAGCATTATTTAGATTTGATAAAGTCATTTTGGTGTTATCAATAAATGGTGCAAAAGCTGAAGAATTTATAGCTAAGATTAAGACTGCATATAAGTATTTAAAGCCAGAAATCAGAGGTAAACTAGTAAGTGATAATAAGAAGTCACTAGAATTTGATACTGGTAGTGTTATTAAAGCTAGAGCCTCTACTGTAAATGCAATAGTATCAGATACGCCAGATATATTGGTTATGGATGAGGCAGCAAAGATTAGGACATCTACAAAGAAGTCTGGGAATAATAAAGGTTATGATTTGGCTGGTGCAATATATAATGCGGCAGAGCCAGCGTTAAATATGGGCGGTAAATGCTTTATAATTTCAACACCAGAGGGTATTGGCGGTTTCTATCACAGGATGTATGTTGCTGCTAAGAACAAAATTAATAATTATCATTTGATCGAGTTAAATTGGTGGCAACATCCAATGTATGCAGTTGGGTTACGTAAGGAACCTGGCAAGGGATATCCACAAGATTATACTAGTGATTGGTTAGAACAAGCAATTAAAGGTGCAGATAATTATAATACAAGAATCTTACAAGATACATTTGCAGAATTTTTAGGCGGTGGTAGTACGGTATTGGATGTGGGATGGTTAAAGTCAATTTTAATACGCGATCCCATAATATATAATCTTAATAATTGTCTCAGAGTGTTTCGTGAATTTGTTCCTGGGCATAAGTATGTGGCTGGAGTTGATACTGCCACTGGAGATGGTAGTGATTTTCATGGTGTTGAAGTATTTGATAGTTTCACTAAGGAACAAGTAGCAGAGTATATGTCCAAGGTTGAATTACCTACTTTTCATAAACATATACTTGAAATTTCGAGCATGTTTAAGCCATTGTTCAACATTGAGAGAAATGGTATAGGATTCTCAACCATCGCAATGTTAAAGAACAAGAAGATTAATATGTATACTGTGAATAAGAGAATTGGAACTGATAGTACTGGGTCTGTTCGTGATCTATTGGTTGGTATATATCAAGCAATCCCCAGTAATAATATTGTAGTTAATTCAGACTTATTGCGGGATCAAATGTTAAGTTGGATTTGGCGTGATGGTCGAGCCGATCATGAGGATGGTTGTCATGATGACTTATTGATATCGATGTTATTGGCACTTATGATTATGGATGTTAATAGGGTATATAGTATATATAGTCCAAATTTTGATACCACTATTACTACTCCATCAGAAATACGGAAAGCTGTAACTGATCTTGAGAACGATCTTAGCAAGATTATGCCACATGGTATAAACTTTACCGATGCTTTTAAAAAAGCTATGGATTCTGGAGTGTCTGATAAATATCTTAATGACTGGGTGGAGATATTCGGTGTACCAAAACCCATAGGTAAACCTTGATAGAATCAAATCAATGTAAATGTAAATTTTAAAGAGGAACGATATGGATACTAGTAATTTTCTTTATACGATTCAAAATTCCCTGAATAGGGCGCAAATCGGTGATACGTCATTATCGAATGATTTAGCGTATATGACCAAGCTTCAGGTCGGTTCATCACATTCAGAAGTGGTGGTACCATTCTATGACATCATGAAGCTGTCAAATATAATGTATTTGAACAATGACCGTCCCACTAGATACCGTGAATATAGGGAGATGACCAAGGACAACCCCTTGATTGCATCTGCGGTTGCTACCTATGCTGACAATGCGACACAATGCAACTATGTGGACAATCATGTTATTAAAGTTGAAGTTGATATGGATGATGATTCCATGCTTAAAAAAGATATTGAAACCATGTCATTCCAGCGCATTAATGTTGATGATTCATCATGGAACATCGTGCATGAGACCTGTAAGATGGGTGATTTTTATGCGGAAGTAGTGCCGCAACAGGATATGAAGGGCGTAAGCCATCTTAGATATATAAACCATATAGACAATATTTATAGGGTTGAGACACAGTCTGGACAGATCATATGCTGGCTCGTGAGTGAAATTTCGATGGATTCCATGACGCTCAGTGATAAGAATGCATCACAGTTTGTGGACCAAAAGCTTTTAAATTCAATAAAGTCATTTGTCCAAAAACATACGAATTCATTTAGTGAAAATGTTAAGATCATGGCACCGTGGCAGATAATACATTGGCGCATTGAGAATAACGACGTTGACTTTATACCTTATGGTTATTCTATATTGGAGAATTGTCGTAAGTCTTGGAAGCAGTGGCGTATGATGGAAAATGCAATGTTGATTAACTGCATCAACCATGCGCCTGAACGGTTTGTCTTTGGTATCCCAGTTGGTGACAATATTGATCCTGATGAAGCCATTGCGTATGTCAAGCGTATAAGTCAATTACATAGGAAGCGGTCGATTGTTAACGATCGTGGTGAGGTCGATGAGCAAGCATCATCGTTGGCTGTAGATGAGCATATTTATCTGCCAATACCGTCTGGTGGAGTTGCCCCAACAGTGTCTAAGCTTGAAGGCGCAAAGAATTTACAGGGCGTTAATGATGTTGTTGCTTATTTTAAGCAAAAGGTGCTGGGGGCGTTAGGATTACCACCTACATTTGGTGGTGCTGAATCAAATGTTGATGAGCGTAAAGTATCATTGGCACATCTTGACATACAATTTGCACGGCGCGTGCAGCGGATTCAGCGTAGTTTTTGTAGGCAATATATGAAAGTTGTGGCAATACATTTGTTCTTACGTGGATATAGTAAGAAAATGATCGATGCTGTTAAAGTTTCAATGACTCCTCCGAATGCATTGATACATGCGGCACAGCTGGAAAACATTAAGAACAAATATGAAATAGCCAAGAGTGTTAAGGACCTTGATGCGGTATCAAACTTTAAGATATTAGTTGACATCCTTGGATTCAGTGCTGAGGAAGCTGATATGGAAGTAAAACGTAGACGTTGGGAAGATGCACAGTTAACATCTGAGGAAGGTATGTTGCAGGATAGTCTCAAGTCAGAGTCGTTTAGTAACATTGTAGACATAGTGAAGAAGCAGATTAAGGATGCAGAATCATCTGAAGCCAAGCCTGATCAATCAAGCTCTGGTGGTGGTGGTGAAGTTACTGGTCTTGGCGCTGCCAGCCCCACTAGTACTGCCGGTGCTGCTCCTGAAGCTGGGACAGAATTAGAAGGTGGTACTGAATCCGGTGCTGGTGTTGAAGGTGCTGCTGGTGAAACTGAGACTGGGTTAATAACTGCATCAAATTCCAAAAAATTTGTAAACAGCCTCAATGAAACGTTATCAGCAATATTAAATACTCGTAATGTGAGTAATGATAGGTCAAATATTGTTGATGTTCTTAGGAATCTAAGCGGTGCTACTTTGAGTTCATCATTATTGGAATTGTTTAATACTAATGAACTTTGGGGATTGCATCATTTAATTAAGCATAATCATGAAGAAAATATAAAGTTAAATGAAGGCAAGGGCAATGAGAACGATTATGCCCTTACTGATTGTCAGACAGAATTGGTAACATTGTGTGAAAATGTTAGTAAGAATATTGATGATTATATTAAGAATGATAAGTTAAAGATTGTTGGAATGCCGGTTGTGGCAACAAAGTCGTAATTTGTTAATTTTGGCGTGTCTTAGTAATATATTTCTCAACTAATGGATTGATGTATCCATATATAACACAGGAGCGAATATGAAGAACATAACGATTGGAAATCTAAACTCTCTCATCCGTAACGATGACGTTAACAACCGTCGTAGGATATTCAAGATTATGGAGTCAACAGTCGGTATTGTACCGCTGTCAATGCGAAACAATAATGTACTATTTGCCAGGGTTGGTGATGGCAACATTAAATACTTTATGGCTGAGGCTAAGCTTGATGGCAATAAGGTTGTGTGTAATGTTGTCAATGAACTTAATGTTGATGTACCAACGCCAAAGGCTGTTGTGCGTAAGGCGGCAAAGGCGCTCATTGGTGGCGTTTATGATGGTAAGATCGATGAGTCCATAAAGGCGTCATTGATTGGTGCTGTCCGTACCTATGTTGAGTCAAATAATGTGCTGCGTCTGGAATTGGCACCACGGATTCAGGAAAGTATTCAGAACAAGGTCAATAGCCCGATTTCAATTCCAGCGTCAAAGCGGATTATGACCAAGATTCATGAGCTGTTTAATAAACTTGGTGATAAGGTTGATGCTATTCGGAAGCAAAAGTCACAATATCAGCTTGAGGATGGAAAGCCGTTTACGTTTGAACAGTCTAAGTTAAAGCGCAATGCGCGGTTTACTGAATCATTTGTGTGGAATATGCGCCGCATTAAGGGCATGGTGGAGCAGAGTGACTTTGCTAAGAAGCTTAAGACAATTTATGATTCTTATATCGATGAATCTGCTGCATTTTCAACGTTAGTGGAGGAGATTGCTCAGGTTAATGGCATTGAACTTATGACCAAGTCAGATTTGGCTAAGATGTTTTTACGGTCGTCACAACTGTGTGAGTATACAATTGATGATGTCGAAGGTGGAAACATGATTGATTCTGCTTATGATATTATTTATAAGACAAAGTCAAAACTCATTGAAAAGGCCATTACTGAATGCGGAATTAAGGCCGGTGAAGATATTGAGGAAAATGTGAAGGCTATTCGGCGTTCCATATATCTTGATGAAGTTGATACCACAACGAATAAGCTTCCAGATTCAGATCCATTGACAAATCCTGCTCCAGTGGCAGATGTCGCTACTCCTGATGCGGCTGCAACTGATGCTGCCATTACTGCCAGTACTGATTCTCCGGTACAATACACAATGGATGATGTCAAGATCTGCATCGATATTTTAAAGTTGATGTTGAAGAAAGTGGCTCCGGAACTGGCGCAGGAAACAGCTACTCCTGAAGTAAATCCTGAGGCCGCTCCTGAAGCAACGCCAGCACCAGAAACAGAGGCTGGTGTAGCAAATGCTGAAGTCGAAGTCAAGGAAAGTTTGACAAGCATTATGAAAATCATCTGCGAAACTGACAATGACGATGTGGTGGTTGTGGACACGCAGGCTGCTGACGATAAGAACATTGATGTTCAGACCATTATGGACGGCGATGGCGAGGGTGATAATCTGGATTTGCCGACGCAAATCCAGGAGTACATTAAGGAACTGGAAGACATGGTCGAATCTGGAACCATTGATGAAACTTGCCTTACCACGATTATCGACTTTATGATCGATTATTATGACAAGAAGCGCGAATTTAAGCAGAATGGTGTCGTGGATATGGCAAAGTCCGCAGACAATCATGAGGCTGGTGAAGGACCAGAACATGAAGCCGGTGAAACTCCAGAGCATGAGGCTGGTGAACAAGAGGAGCGTCAAGAGATTGCTGCTGGCGCAACTGTGTAATTCAGGCTTGGAGGTATAATGCCTAAGGCAATTATAAAAAAGTTCCAGGATAAGTACGGGAAAAAGCGTGGTAAATCTATATACTTCGCTACTGCGAATAAACAGGGGCGTGATCCAGAGACGTTTAAAAAAGAGGATATGGGCCTGATCCCGTTTCGGCAGTGGTTGAATGAATTTGATTGTACTACAGATATAGATAAGTTGATTAATGAATCTGAATCTGCTGATTCAGCTGATATTGTGGCTAAGCGTAATGCGATCAAGGGCACGCCTCAGGAACAGGAATTTATGGAACTACAGAAAAAGTTCCTGACCAAGCTTGGATCGACATTTACACCAGTACGTCAGCTTAAGGATATTGTTGCAGAATGGTCACCAAAGTTTAGGCAGTTATATTTTGGTGGCAAAATCGATGAAATCAATAAGTTCATGGAAATCCCGATTAATGATGTTCTGGCACGGATTCAGGGACGGATTAAGTTAAATACAAGCCTTGATGCGAATGCAGCACAACAGGCAGTAATCTTTGACTTGATGCCGTCTCTTAAGGCACAATTATGAATTATAAGCAATACTTGGCTGAAGTAACTGCTACTGGGTTAACGATAACGTCTAAAGCTAAGCTTACAAGCCCAGATGGTGTTTCTGCCAGTATTGTTGGTACAAAGTCAGGTGCAAAGGGGCCAGTGTTTACCATAAAGAAGAAAGATGCTAAGACTGGTAAGGACGTTACTATGGATATGGATCAGGATGCTTTACTGGCATCCTATAAGGTAGAAATGTAAGGAACAAATATGAAATCATATATTATAATCGCTTTGACGTGTTTACTGATTAGTGCTTGTAGTAGCACTAACCGCAATGTTATCCATGTGGCACAGACTGGAATCGGAGTTAAGGCTTCATATAATGTGGAAACCATGCTTCCAGATGTCTGGCTTGGGTTTTTCCGTTCCATGATATTTGTTATTCCTACTGGTGTTAATGAGACTAATGCCAATTCTAGCCCTGATATTTTGTCTATGATTCATATTGATTTGGGCCTGGTCAGTGGCGTTAAGATTGATGATAAGTTTGCCATTGGTAGAGCCAGTTTTGAACCTGGAACTACAAACAATGGTGCAGTTGCCAGGGCGATGTTTAATGCACCAATTCCAAACTAATGATTAGCATGAAACCATTTAAAGATTATTGTAATGAGGGTATAGATAATATGATCAATCATATGGTTACTGCCATGATCACGCAAGAATTTTCAGATCATGGTACATGGGGTTGTAATATAACTAAGTTACCATATTTGATTGCTTCATTACCAGTATCAAAGAAGAATGAATTTATTACTGCTTTTATGGTAAAGATGCAGGAAGAATTAACACAGTTTCTGTTTGATAAAGATATGGCACTCGATGTACAGACTTATAATAAAGTTATGAAGCAATTTAATAAATTTAATCCAACGTTTGAGGGCGGATTTCAGATTTCACAGTAATATATAAGGATCAAAATGGACTCTTCACCAGAATTAATTAAAAAAGCCAAGATTAAAGTTAATCAGTTGGGCCATGCACAAGTTGGGTTAACTGATGTCAATAAGGAAAAGAAGTCTAAGGCAGAGTTTAAGCCTGAATATAATGATAAGGGTGAATATCAAGGACCATTGACACAGTTACAGCGGCAGGAAAAGCGCCAATATATCAAGGGCATGCTGGTAAGCAACAACATTAAGTTCCACCGCATTACTATTGATGCTAATGCTAAAGTCATGGTGGAAATCGATAGCAATTGGTGTGAGGAACAGGGTTATAAGTGTGATAAGGATGGCAATATTGACAAGAAGTTTCTGAAGATGTTGGAGGAAAAAGGTATTAAATATGATACTATTACATTTAGTGTTAGGGATACTAAGGCCAAGGAAAATCCAGAAATCGTGCATAGCCTAGAGTCATTTCAAGACTTTAGCAGCAGGATCAATGAGGATGTTCCTGTTGATGCTAAGCGTCTGTATCGTAAGACTAGGGCAGATGGTGCCTTTATTAAGCGCAGTAAGTTCTCGATTTTGACTCTTGCCGATAAGGAATTAGCATTTGATCCGGAATTATTAGAGGCAATCTATAACAATGGTGGTGTCTGGATCGATGAGGATGAACTGATTCCATACATTATGCCTAAGGACCAAAAGCCTGAAGTCGAGAATGCAAAATGGTACACATGTGACGGCAGTGGTGATCGCACCAATGACTATAGTGTCAGGTTTGGAGACGGCGGCGGTATCAAAAAGCGCATTGATCGCCAGACTGGTGAAGAATTTTGGAGTGCAGGTTCTGGTCATCGCCTTACTACTAAGGGACGTTTGGTCGATTATCGTAGGACGCATTATGTTCCTAGGGGTGGTCTCAAATATCGTGAGAAAGAGGTTGAGGAAGAAATTCATGTGGTCAAGGGCGATAGGGTTAAGGTCACAGTTACTGATGATACCGTGGTTACAACTGAAATTGGTGATATTGTCAGGGATGGTGAATATGAGGGTGTGGCCGTTACTGATGATAGCTCCGGAGAAGTTAGCATCAGGATTAGGGGCGGCAAATATGACAAGGAAATCATGTATGTGCCGCTTGACGCCATTGAGTTAATTGTGTAATGGAGACGTTATGTTGACTGAAAAATTACTTATTGATTTTGCATCATTGCTTGAGGGCCATACTTATATTAAGGGTAAGGATGGTCAGGATGTAATGACGCTAGAGGGTTTGTTTAGTAAGGCCGAAGTCGTAAATGGTAATAGGCGTACTTATCCTGCTCCGATCCTCAAGCGTGCCATAGACCGGCTTTGTGAAAAGGTAAATGACCGTGCTGTTACCGGTGAACTTGGTCATCCAGCAGACCGTATTGAGTCATTGCCACAGTTGGAATCACACCTTATTACAAGGTTGACATGGGTTGATCCTGGTAAGGAAGTGTTTGGACTATTGGAGGTCCTTAATTATGGCCCTGGATCAATGGGGTATTTACTGGAGCAGCGAATCCTGCACAAGGTCAAGACTGGTATCAGTAGCCGTGCTACCGGATCTACAGAGCCGACAGAAGTTTCAGGTGTGGTCAGGGTATGCGAGGACCTTGCCATTGCTACTTACGACATTGTGACTGATCCTAGCAATCCTGGGTCATGGGTTGGACTTAAGGAAGCCAGGCTATATGAACAGGTGTTACAGGAATCACAGAAGCAAGTAGGGAACCGTACCATGGATGCAGACTTTAAGAAACTTATATTTGCATATTTTGATGTGTTAAATAGTAAGCAGTATTAAGGTCAATATGGGTATAAAAGACTTCAAATCATATTGTAATGAGGACAATGAAGCAAAAGGAAACTTTGCTTTAATAGATGGAAAATATAGTATTGATGCAAGAGACATCATCGATGCAGTTAAAGAGGGTAAGGATGTTAAAGTAAAAGCCAGACAATTTACTGTTAAAATGGTTCCAGTAAGATTACAAATCACTAAAGAACAATATGACAATGTTAAGGTAGCTTATAGATCTAATATTGATGATTTTGATGAATTTATCTTGTTTATGATGGCTGTAGTTGAGAAAGTAGATGAAGGTGGTGGTGTTTATGCTTTATGGTATGCCGATCCCAAATTGTCAAAATCAGAAATGATGAACAGACTGGTTGATGTGTCCAATAATAAATATTGGATTGATGATGGTAGT